GTGGCACTAACGCGCCACCGATCGGACCTGACAGCTTCTACGGAAAGCTGGTAGCCTGTCTCCCTTTGCCAGGGGATTGACTATGCCAACCGTAGGAATTGACCAGGTCCGGAGGCTCTTGTGAGAGCGAGCAAGTTTGGGAACTTGCTTGGTTCTGGAGAGTCGCCTTCCAAAGTCCATTCCTGTCTCTTGTTTGATAAGTTTCCGGCACATATCAAATGGGAGGTAGCGTTCTGCACGTCGCCGCGCCGCTAGCGATGTCAGTCTGTCAAGAATGGATTGAGTAGGAGATCTCGTGTAAACCCGAAGGGCATGTAGCATGGCCTTCTTGTTTGCACGGGAGTGTTTAGAACGCAAGATCAGTGTTCGTATCTGTTCAGGGGAATCTCGTGAACTCGGCATAGTCAACCGATTCCTTCTCTTGAACTCAGACGCGGACATCTGCAGGATCCTGGGTCGTCGGCCTCGGCCGGCGTCGGAAGCCCAGCGAGCGGAGTTGAGATGAATGAGGAACTGAGAGAGGGGTACCTCCCCTTGATTGTCCTCTGCCGTCTTAACCTGCTCTGAGACATTTTTGTCCATAGGCATGTGCGTAGTGCGCATGGCCCCTTGTACGAGCAAGGAGCGAACAGTTGCCAGAGTGGCGCTTTTCCCGTTTCCAAAATGTCTGATCCTTCCTGATCCCTTCTTGCATGGTAGCAGCCTTTGGAAGGCTGCGCGTGCGATGCCAGCTTCTTTTCCCTTGACAGATTGAAGTTGGTCCGCCGCTGCAAATGTACATGAGGTTCGTCCACTAACTGCCTTGGCGGCGGTGATGTGACTTAGGTGCCCAACATCACGGGCAATAGCCGACGTCATATCCGCCTCGACAGTGACGAGCCTCTCACAGAAGACGCCACGCTTACCGAAGAATGACTTGTCCTTGTTCACCACAAGTCCGAGCCTTTCTAAGGTGTCTGTATAGCCGTCCCTGACTTGGTTGTTCCAGAAACCAATCAGGTCGTCGCCACAGATCGCGTACGTCTCCTTGCGTGCACCCGCATACCATGCGCTGAAGGAGTTGATGAGGGACAGTATCGTCCAAGAACAGCCTAACCCCATGTGGATTCCATTTCTAGTGAGGGATCCATCTGGGAGTAGCTTGGGCGAAAAGATACGCTCTAGGTGTGGGATATCTTCCTCTCTTCCCAACCTTTCACTAAGCCGGCGGGCGAAGTGGAGGGCTAGAGAGTGGGGGATATAGTCGGTGGCCTTGGACAGATCGGCACTGAAGAGAAGGCTCTTCGAGTCGGTCCGTTCCAGGTACACCTCCCTGCCTTTGAGCATGTCTCGTGTTGTGACAAGATTCCGCAGTGACGAGAGCCACATTGCGGTTAATTGACGCGACACCTGTACCTCCTCAGCTGGATGGACTGTGATCACTCTTACCTTCCCACCCATTTCTTCCAACGGGTGTGGTCTGAGTGGTGCAGGATCAAGATCGAGGTGCCATCGACGGACGATGTCGATGTGGGGAAGGTTGGTCTGAAGGCCCTCTGTGATGTCAGCGAGCATATCGAATGAGTCGAAAATGTCGATGACTTTCTCGCCGTCAGGGGGCCCCATGACAGCTCCGGCGTAGCTGTCTTCAATCCAACCATCGTTGCAAATCACCTCAACGATCTTGGTCAGCTCCATCACCCTCCTCTCGCCCAAGGCGGCGGCTGTGCCGCCCTCGTTCTGCGTGTGTGTGATACATGCATTGCGGCTGGGCAGAGGATCAGGTGGTGTTGCTCCATCCAAGAAGCGTGGTAGGGGGAGCTGCTCGAAGAAGTGGTCGATCGCCGGCAACAGGCTATGATCCCACTTCCGTTCCTCCATCCACGCTTCTTTTGCGTTCTCAACAGAAGAGTGAAGTGTCGAGGGTGTCGCGCTCAGTGCAAAGCTGCGACTGACGGTGCTTGCCAGGAACTCCCTCCTGGCGGCTTCGCCATTTGTCTGCACTAGCAGCGCGTGCATCCTCGATTCATGTGCGAACTCCTTGAGGGGCTTCGGTCCCTCTCGGATAAAGCGCGAGATGAGCGCAATGAACCGGTCTATTAGCC